ACGGAACCGTTGAATGTTTGTTCGATAGATTCCATGGCAAAGTTAGTGTGTCTTCTGTAAACTACTTTGAAGAAAGTAATTTGAGGAGAACCTGTTAAGTAAATATCTTGTGCGCCGTATGCGACTAATTGCATTAAACCTCCACCCATTTTATTTTTTTGTATATATCTACTTAAGAAAAAAATTTCAGTTAAAAATTTAATTTCTTAATTATTTATTATTTTTTAATTATTTTTTTATAAATAATTTTATAAAAAATTTTAATTATGTAATTGTTATACTATTATTATATTGTTTAGTTAGAGTATGCTAAACCACCCATACCAGACATTACTCTTAATACGTTGTAGTTGACTGCAAATACTTTGACAACACCAGTTGTTGATGCACCAAAAGTTAAGTTTAATGTTGCATTATCAATTCTGGAAAAGTTGCAAGTACCAGAAGGTTGGTGTTCTTCAGGTCTTAAAGAAAATGAGTATACATTAACACCTGGATTTACTGGTACATTAGTATGATGTTGGTAAGGTTGGACTTGTGAAAAATATGTTCCATTTCTTTCAGCAAATCTATCATGACCATTTAATTGTAATTTAGCTTTAGATACAGGATTTGCACCAGTTGATTCATAAGCACCTCTTGTTTTTACATTATTAAATACTGTAGTATAATTTCCCCATTGTCTTAATGCTTCGGCGTCAGATAATCTTGCTACCCATACTAATTCTTTAACAGGATGATTAAAGTTTAATCTTAATGATGCTGATGTAGCAGATGATACAGATTCATCACCAGTAAATTGTAATTGTTCAATTAAGTATTCGTGACTTACTTGAGCGAATCTTCTTCTTTCATCAGTATCTAAATAGATATAATCACACCATAATGAGGCAGATGATAAAGATTTGGTTGATGATACAGTAGCCCAAGCATTATTTCCTTCTTGTTTTAAAACTAAGTTATTTAATGCATTAAATTCTAAATTAACTTTAACTTCGTGGTATTGTAAAGCAATTAAAGGTAATGCTAAACCAGGATTTCTGCAAAACCAAAATTGTAATGGAACATATACTTCTGTTGCTGCTCTTGTTTTTGAACTATCAGGTGCTGTAGTACTTACATTACCAATCATTTCATCATAACCTGATTCATGATTTCTAGAAGTAGATAAATGATTCCATACAGATAACCATTCACCATAGTGTTTATCTATTTTTTGACCACCAATTTCTAATTCTACATTTTTTACTAAAAAGTGACCGACTTCATCTACCCAACCGCTTTTTTCTGCTAAACCAGGTAAAGTAGCGACTAACCACATTCTATGAACTAAATCACCATTTCTGGAAATAGTGCAAGTAACTCTGTTTCCGAAATCTGCACTACCATTTAATGTTTGTTGGATTGATTCCATAGCAAAGTTAGTGTGTCTTCTGTAAACTACTTTGAAGAAAGTAATTTGAGGAGAACCTGTTAAATAAATATCTTGTGCACCGTAGGCGACTAATTGCATTAAACCTCCACCCATTTTATTTTTTGTATATATTTATTTAAGAAAATAATTTAGAATATATAATTTCCATTATTTTTATCTTTATTGTTAAATTTTAATAAATATTTATTAAAATATTAATAAATTTATTTATGATTAATTATGATATTATTTTTTAAATAAATCAGAATTCATATTTGAAATTAAAAAATCTTGTAAAAATCCATTTAAATAAAACTCTTCTGGTGCTTTTTCTTTATCCTTTTTAAATTGGAATTTATTATTTTCTAATTTATTTACTGTCCATCCATCATTTAGTGCATTATATATAAATATCATTTTTCGTATTTCATCTTTATTCAAATCTTTATATTGGTTTCTTAAAGTATTTTCCAATTCTTCTTCATTTGTATTATTTGATGAGTTGTTTGGATTTAATATATTTGTATTTTGGTTATTATTATTTGTATTATTATCCCTTAAGAAATAATTATGGATTGGAATATTATCTCTTTCTCCATTATCCTTCTTTTTCATATCAAATTTGATATTTGATTTTTATTACTATATTTAAATATATAATTTATTAATTAAATACGAATTAATAAATTAGAAAAAAATTTATTATCTATATTATTGGTTTTTTATTTTTGGTTATATTAAGATTTTATATAAATTCGTCTATTTCATTTAATTAAATAATATAAATGATTTTTTAAGATACTTAAAGAAATATTTGTAATTTAGATTACATCTTAATAAACTAAAGATTACTGGTATATATTATGCCATATTTTAAAATTAATAAAAATAAGAAGGAGTCCTCTGATAAAATGACCATTGATGGAAAACATCAGGAAATGATTACTTATTTTGATAATTTAAAAAAAAATCTTATTAGTATTAAAAAAAATTTTGAAGAAACTGATAATAAATTTAATATATTCTCAAATTATATTGATTTTTATAAAGTTCATTATCCTAGACATATTTCTAATAAAAATATTATGCATAATTCAAAAAATTTAAATAAAATATATGATACTTTTGACCATAAAAAATACAATAACAATAATGATAATAGCGATGATAGTGATAATGAAGATAATATTATTGACCATTTAGTTAAAAATAAAATGTTTAAAGATAGTAGATTTAAAAATACTAATGAAACTAATCTAGATTACGATTCTGACTTTGATTGTTCTATAGAATATTCTGATAATAATGTTGTTAATAATGTTGATAATGTTGATAATGTTGATAAGGTTGATAAGGTTGATAATAATATTGATAATATTGTTAATAATATTGATAATAATATTATTGAACTTGAAAACGAATATAATGAAATAATTTCTAGTTTAAATAACTCAGAAAATTCTATAGAAGAAACAAATTTAACCAAAAATAAAAGAAATAATATTAAATTTAATAATTTATTAGAACTTAACTCTTTTTTATTAAAAAAATATAATAAAGAATTTAAAAATAAAAAAATTAAATCAAAAGATCTAGAAAATGTTATATTAAATTCGAATATAACAGAATTATATTCATATAAAAATAAATTAAATAAAGATATTAAAAAATTAAAAGATGATATGGTAAAAATAGAAAATAAGGACGAAGAAAATAGTTATTATCTTGAAAATGGTGATTTATTATATAGTTATTTTGATAATATTAATACTGTCAAAAATAAAAATATAAATACTGACCTAAATAATGATGATGGTAATAATGATTACGGGAATTATAATGATGATAATGAAAATAATTATAATGATGAATATGGTTCTGATAGTGATGATGAATTTTTAAATAAAAAATCTAAAAGTAAAAAAGAAAGTAAAAAAGAAACTAATATTACAAAAGATATTAGTTCATTTTTTGGTTCCACTAAAAATATAAATGGTGATAATAATTGTAATAATGATGATAATAATTGTGATAATGGTGATAATAATTGTGATAATGGTGATAATAATGAATTAAATAATATAATTGGTATTGATAATAATAGTCAAGAGAATATTAATGATAACCAAGATGATAAATCCATGACTAATGAAAATATAAATGATAATTCAGAAAATAAAATTAATAATTGGATTAATCAAAAATCGAATTTTAAAAAAGGAGAATTATATCAAAAATTTATGAGTCAAGTAAATCCTCATTTTAATATTAAAATATCATCAGAAACCAACACATATAAATGTGATATATGTAATAGCACATCCACTTCAATGAATGTATATGAATGTATTATATCTTGTAATACATGTGGTAATATGAAATATGTTGAAATTGATACTGATAAAAGAAGTTATAAAGATCCACCACCTGAAATGACTTATTTTGCTTATAAAAGGATAAATCATTTTAGAGAATGGATTGCACAATTTCAAGCAAAAGAAACAACAGATATTCCTGATATTGTTTATACAACTATTATTATGGAAATTAAAAAAAATAGATTAAATGATATGGAACAATTAAAACCTTCTAATGTAAGAAGTTATTTGAAAAAACATAAACTAAACAAATATTATGAACATATTCCACATATTATATATAAATTAAATGGTATGAAACCACCTGTAATTCCAAAAGAAATTGAAGAAAAATTATGTGCATTATTTAAAGATATTCAAGTTCCTTTTGCTAAGGTTAAACCAGCAAATAGAAAAAACTTTTTAAGTTATGCCTTTGTTATTTATAAATTTTGTCAATTATTGGAACTTGATGATTTAGCTAAAAATTTTATTTTATTAAAAAATAGAGAAAAATTAAATCAACAAGAAAAAATATGGAAAGATATATGTAAAGAATTAAATTGGGAATATATTCCAACAATTAGTTAATATTTTTATATGATTTTTATATGATTTTTATATGATTTATTTTAATTTATAATAAATTAAAATAGTAATAAATAATTTTGTATATTTTTATTATTTTATTCTTTTATTCTTCTTAAAAATTTTCTTCTTGAAGATTTACTATACATACACTTATTGAAAAAGTTATTACAATAATATGGAGGACAACATATTTTTTCTTTATTTGGACTATTAGTTTTTATAAGATCACCATCACATTTTTCTAAATGTTTTGTATTACATTTATCATTATATGAACTATATATTGCTTGTTCTAATACATATTTTTTATATAAATATACTCCATAAACAACTAAAAATAATCCTACTATTATTTTAACTATATTTTTATATAATGTATTTAATATTTTCATTATTTAATTTATTTAAAATCTTTTTTTATATAATCATATATACGATTATAATTATCCATTAATTTATTATGTTCATCTCTTAAATATCCATGATTTCCTCCTGCTATATATTCAAAAATAACCCATTTAATTTCTTCATCTATTTCTTCATCTTTATAATATAATTTATCATTTCGTAACTGAATATCATTTAATGTTTGATTTATTTTTTTTGTTGAATTTATAATATTATGTAAATTTTCTTCTAAAATACCACCTATCATATATTTATGGAAATTCATTAATTAATTTATTAATTTAAAAATTTTAATTATAAAAATAATTAAAATTAAATATTTATATCATTTATTGATATATTTTTATAAATTTTGATTTATTTGGTTATTTAA